ATTGGTAAGGGAACTCATTTTGAGAAAAATCCCACTAAAGCCGCGCCCAACATTTTTGGCGGAGCCGAAGCACCCCAGCAGGCTCCCGCTCCCGCAGGTGGTGGCCAACCGCCGCCACCTACGGGCAAAACTTCACTTCCATTGTCTCAGGCTCAAACCGCAGCTCCGCCGCAGCCAGGACAATCAGAACCGCCTCCTGATCAACCTACACCGACTACGACTGCTGCGCCCCAGGCTACTCCAACTGCGGCTGAACCGCCACCGGAACCAACAGAACTTCCACCGGTACCCACAAAATCGCCAGCGGAAAAGGAGGCTAATAAGAAAGCTATCAAAGCAATGATGAAAAGTAGCGATTCCTATTTGGAAGAAGTTGCTGAATGGTTAACTGAAACTCGCCCCAGGCATTTGTTGGGACGAATAAACCTATGACCGATAATAGGCAGTTACTTTGCACGTTCTCCACGGTAAAGGCGTTTCGACAGACAATCGAAGACATCAAAAAGTTTTACAATGTCCAAAATAGCAGATTTTTTGTCTTTCTAAACGAAGTTAATCCGAAAGAAGTTTTTGTCACCTACAACATTCTCAATGACGGTAAAGAGTTTCCAAAATTTCCCAACACCATTTCTATTCACCGAAAAAAACAGACCAATACTCTCTATACATTGAACGCGATGAATCAAGTTATTCGAGACGAAAACGGCGGAGAGTTCGACAAAACTTTTTCGGTAAACTGGCCGCTGTATCAAAATTCTCTTATCATAACCGGTGAACCTTCTCTACGTGTTATTTCAATAAAAATCCTTGAAATTATAAGCGAATAATCTCTTCTTATAAGTTGATTTTCAGTTATTTCTGCCGTATCCTTTATATGTATTAGTGAGTGAAGATTAATCGTTAATCGAGTAACTTAACTAAACAATAAACCAGTAAACCAAAGGAAAAGTATATGGCATTAAACGTAGATGCAATCAAGGCTCGTCTCGCCTCATTCGACAAAAAAGACAAAAAATCCTCCCGTATCAAAGACGCCACTTGGAAACCAGAAGTTGATAAGCCTTCGGTTGTCCGAATCGTCCCTTACCAACAAAATCCTGAGAATCCGTTCATCGAACTCAAGTTCCATTACGGACTTAACGGTAGGACATTTCTCAGCCCGGCCAGTTTCAATCAACCCGACCCCGTGGTTGAGTTGTCCGACCGCTTAAAGAAGCAGGGAGATAAAGATAGCTGGCAGATCGGTCGTGGTCTTGAACCCAAGATGCGCACTTTTGTTCCCGTCATCGTTCGCGGTGAAGAGGAAAAAGGCGTTCGTTTTTGGGGATTCGGTATCACGGTTTACAAGCAGCTTATGGCTGCTATGGCCGACCCCGACTATGATAATAAGCTCATTGATCTCAACGAAGGTTGGGACATCAAGGTGGAGTGTAAAGAAGCCGTCGGCGAGAAAAAGTATCCGGAAACTACTATCCGAGTGGGTCCGAAACAACGTCCCGCTATCGACCCAGGAAGCCCAAAGGCCAAGGAACTCTTGGACCTTATCACCAACAAGCAACCCAACATTCTTGAAGTGTATTCAGTTGCTACTTATGAAGACCTTGCCAAGAATCTTGAGGAATATCTCAAAAAGGGTAAGGAAGGACAGGAAGAGGAAGCTGACGAAAATGTAAAGCTCCCTTCCGAAGAACAACAGGAAGCTGCTGCAGCGCAGGCTGCTGTTACCGCTCCTGTAATTGTAGTAGAAGTCAAGGCTCCTGTAGAGAAGCCTGTTGAAAAACCTGCTGAAAAGGAAGCTGAAAAGCCCGTGGAAGCCCCAAAGGCTGAAGCGGCTGCCGTCTCTCCTACCGCAGCTAAGGCCGCTGGTAATGTAGCGGACCTGACGCGGGCATTTGATAATTTGTTTAATAGTTAAACAAATCCACATTGATGAGCGGGGAGAGAAATCTCCCCGCTATTTTATGATAAGAAAAAATCCTGTAATAACAGATGCATTATGTACCTCGTTATATGATGAGTTTGTAAGTGATGATTCTATTTTGGGTATTTCATCTGTATGTAAGAAACATAATATAACCGGTCAAGGTATTATAGAAGTTAGAAACAAACTATATTCTTTATACAATAAACAAACAATCATCAAGATAATGAGAAATAGAGTTTCTAAATATAGAACGACAGGCGCTAGATACATAAAAATGGTAGATGCTATACGAAAAAAATATCAGGACAAATCTTTTAGACAAAAAACCATTCAAGAAAAAATAAGTAAACTCCAAACTGATGAAATAAAAGAAAAACGAGTTAATACCCGAAAGTTAAATGGAAGTTGGTTTTGTTCTTCTACAATAGAAAAGATGAAAAAACCAAAATCACCAGAACACATTAAAAAGATGAAAGAATCTGCTAAAGAAAGAAAAATAGGGTGGCATCTTACAGGCAATGCCCCCTTAACATTTTCGAGTAAAGGTCAACAGGAACTAGAAAAAACATTATCTGAAACATATACCATCAAACCAGAATATTTTTTAGATAATCGTCCCTATGATGTGTATATTAAAGATATAAACACGATTATAGAGTTTTATGGTGATTATTGGCATTGTAATCCGTTATTTTACGAAGAAGATTATTACCACAAACGACTCAGTATGACTGCTGGGAATATATGGAAATCAGATTTATTAAAAATAGACAAGGCAAAAAAGATGGGTTATAATGTCATTGTGATATGGGAGAATGAGTGGAACCGACAAAAAGACAAAAGAGATTTTTTGAGAAATCTACTAACACAAAATAAAGAATAAGTTATGGCAAAGAAAAACGGAGAAACTACGTCCACGCATGTAGAACACGAAGCTGAAAAGGTGCAAAGAGTTGAGCGGGATGAAATGGCCCAACTCATTCGTGATGCAGTAAACAAAGCTAGTAAAGACGGCAGTATTGTCGCCTACGATCTTTCTGAACACGAAGACCCTTCCTGTATTGTCGATTGGATTTCCACTGGTTCCACAACGCTCGACCTTGCAATTTCCAACCGACCTCACGGTGGATTACCTGTTGGTCGTATGACGGAACTGAATGGTCTTGAAGGAACAGGAAAATCTCTTATTGCAGCGCATGTGTTGGCCGAAACCCAAAAGAAGGGTGGAATCGCCATTATGATTGATACGGAAAGCGCTGCCGCTCCTGATTTTTGGCAAGCGGTTGGCGTAAAGATTCCCAATCTCGTCTATATCAATCTAACCACCGTCGAAGACATTTTCAACTATATCGAGCATATCATCGGAACGGTGCGCAAGGCCAACAAAGACAAGCTGGTTTGTATTGTCGTTGATTCATTGGCGGCTGCTTCTTCCGAAAAAGAACTTGAAACCGACCACGGCGTTGATGGCTACAACACTTCTAAAGCTATCGTCATCTCAAAGGCGATGAGAAAGATTACCAATCTTATCAGCCAACAGCGTGTTCTTTTGGTATTCACGAACCAGCTTCGTATGAATATGTCCACCTTCGGGTTTGGCGACAAGTTCGTTGTTCCCGGTGGCAAGAGTAAGGACTTTCACTATTCAGTGCGTGTTCGATTGCTCGTAACAGGCAAGATTAAAAAGGGTGATGATATTGTAGGTGTGGAGTGTGAGGCAAGAATAACCAAGAATCGTCTAGGTCCGCCTCAGCGCCGCGCCTACTTCAATATTTTCTTTGATTCGGGTATTCAAGACCTATCAAGCTGGTGGGAGTATCTCAAAGAAAACAAGTTGGTTGATAAAGCTGAGAAAGAAAAAACCAAGAAGAAGTTGACCAAGGAAGAAAAGGACGCTCAAAAGAAGAAGGACCGAGCCGACAAATCCAAGGTCTATGAAATCGAACTGCCTTCAGGTGTTGTAAAACTAACCACCTCTCAGTTTGTTGAGAAAGTCAATAATGACGCTGCTTTTAAGGATGAGGTCTATCAGCTTATCTGTAATGACTTCATAATGAAGTATCGTGACCCCAACTCTAAGATTGACGAAGATGTTGATGTGGATACCGAAGACAAAACGGGAGATGATTAATATGAAAGATATGAAAGTATGTAAAGTTTGTGGTTATAAAGACAGATGGTGGAAACCGCCGTGGCTTCATCCAT